TCGAAAGAACCCTAAAAGTAATGAGTGCGGTACAAGCCCGCGTTCACTACTCGATGAAGCAAGAACTACAGTTGCTAGCGGGAATAATCAGGGATTACACAGACGACGAGTACACCTACGAGCCAGAGGAAGGCACACCACGCGCTAAGAAGGCTGACTACAGCAACGTAGAAGTTCTACCGGTCAGCGACCCCAATGCCGCCACCCTAAGCCAGCGAGTAGTACAGTACCAAGCGGTTATCCAGCTAGCACAGATGGCTCCGCAGATTTACAACATGCCAGTGCTGCATAGGCAAATGCTAGAGGTGTTGGGGATTAAGCATGCGGACAAGCTAGTGCCGCTCGAGGAGGATCAGAAGCCGACCGACCCGATCTCGGAGAACCAGAACGCGCTGCGTGGCAAGCCATTAAAAGCCTTCTCGTATCAAGATCACGAGGCTCACATCAAGGTTCACACCTCCGCTATGAATGACCCCGTTGTTCAGCAACTGATTGGGCAGAACCCACAGGCAGCGGTAATTCAAGGGTCTATGCAAGCGCATATCGCCGAGCACGTTGGCTACGCCTACCGTGTCAAGATGCAGCAGGCTCTTGGCTTTGCCTTGCCAGATCAGGAAGACGAGTTGCCAGAGGACATGGAGAGAGAACTTAGCCGCATGATGGCAGAAGCCGCACCGCAAGTGCTGGCGCAGTCTCAAGCCATGATGGCTCAGCAACAAGCTGCACAGAACGCTCAAGACCCAGTGCTTCAACTCCAGATGCAAGACCAGCAACGCAAGAACAAAGAGACTGAGATCAAGGAGAAGAAGCTCATGATGGACGCGGCGTCTAAGGCCGACGAGATCAGGCTAAAAGAGCAAGAAATACAGTCTAAAGAGCGCCTTGCGGGTATGAACGCGCAGATCAAGGTCATTGAAGACGCTAAAAACCGAGCAGCAAAACTACAAGAAACTAAAAAACCAACGAAGGAGTAGTAAATGGACTTAATTGTTATGGACTTTATCGAGGCGATGCGCAACAAAATTCGCACCGATATGAACAACTTTACGGACGACTTGGCTACGGGCGCATGCCCAGACCATGCGGCCTATAAAGAGCTTTGCGGGGTTATTCGAGGTCTAGCCTATGCAGAGCGTCACCTACTTGACCTCGCTGAAAACATAGAGAAGGCTAACGATGAGTGAAGCTATAGCAGTTCCGGAAAAAGAAATAATCCTGCCGCCGGGCGTATTTAAAGCCCCAGAAGTGGATCATGAGTATGAACAAGCCGAGCAAAAGGCAAAAGCGCTACCAGACCCAAAAGGTTGGCGACTGCTGTGTGCCTTGGTTGACGCGGGCGATACCTACGAGAGTGGGATTGTTAAGTCTGACCAGACGGTAAAAATCGAGGAAATTACTTCCCCGGTCTTGTTCGTAGTCAAGCTTGGACCAGATGCCTACAAAGACCCTGAAAAGTTTCCTGAAGGCGCGTGGTGTAAAGAAGGCGATTTCGTGATTACTCGCCCGTATACGGGTACCAGAATCATGATTCACGGCAAGGAATTTCGCTTGATTAACGACGACCAAGTAGAAGCGACGGTCGAAGACCCACGTGGCATAACACGCGTTTAAGGAGATAAACATGGCTGAATATGAAACAGAAGAGTTTAAGTTTCCGCATGAAACTGAAGAGACGGAATCTAAGGGTAAACCCGAAGATGACATAGAAATTGATGTCGATGCTGAAGGTGACGTATCCATTGAGATTGAGGACGACACCCCACCCCGCGACAGAACCGCTAAGCCTTTGGACAGAAATGTCGAAGACCCAACGGATGAAGAGATTGAGTCATACACCAAAGGTGCGCAGGCTCGTATCAAAGAACTAACACATGCGCGGCACGATGAACGTCGCGCTAAAGAAGCAGCGCAGCGCGAAAAGCAAGAACTTGAGCGATTAGCTCAGCAGTTCATGGAAGAGAATCGTAGGCTTAAAGAGTATGTAAAGACCGGCGAAGCTACCTATGCAGAAACTTTGCAAGCCAAAGCTGAAGCAGAGATGGAGATGGCGCGACGTAAGTTTAAAGAAGCGCAAGAATCCTACGATGCTGATGCGATGCTAGAAGCGCAAGAAGCGTTGACTGATGCAAAGATGAAGCTTGAGAGTGCAAAAAATTTCAAGCCGACCCCTTTACAAAATAATCAAGATGATGTACAAACGTATCAAACGGCTCCCGAAGCCCCCAAACTTGATGATAAAACCTTGCGCTGGCAAGCAAAAAACCAGTGGTTTGGAACTCCGGGGTACGAAGAAATGACGGCCTTTGCTCTAGGGCTGCACCAAAAACTAGTGGCAACCGGGGTAGACCCCCGCTCAGACGAATACTTCGAACGTGTAAACGGTCGCTTAAAACAGGTGTTTCCAGAAGTTTTTAATGACGGACGTGACACAGGTACGGTTAAGGCTGAGCCGACTAAAAAACCTGCGAATGTTGTGGCTCCTGCCACCCGTTCATCGGGTGCCAAGAAGGTAATCAAACTTACAGCTACGCAAGCTCGTCTTGCAGAGAAGTATGGTTTATCACACAAACAATATGCACAGGAAGTTTTAAAATTGGAGGCTCAAAATGGCTAATAACCGCACACCTCGGGACTTAGAGACCCGCGAAAAAACTCAAGCTCACTACGAGTACAAACCTGCAAGCTCTTTGCCGGACCCTACACCAGACCCAGATTATGATTTTCACTGGGTGGCAATTGAGATTAATGGGCAGCAAAACGCTACCAATTTGTCTCAAAAGCGCCGTGATGGTTGGGAACCAGTAAAGGCTGTTGACCACCCTGAACTTCAGATTAGTGGCAATAAGGAAGGTAACGTAGAAATTGGTGGATTGCTTTTGTGCAAGAAACCAAAAGAAATGGCTGAAGCTCGCAAACGCTACTTTGATAAAAAAGCTCAAAATCAAATGGAGTCTGTAGACAACAGCTTTATGCGTAACAGTGATGCTCGTATGCCTTTGTTTGCTGATAGAAAAAGCACAACAAGTAAAGGCGGCGGGTTTGGTAATGGTACTACTTAACTTTTTTTAATATTTAGGAGATTCAAAAATGGCTTATCCAACCGTTTCTGCTCCATACGGCTTCCAGCCAATTAACTCTGTAGACGGCAAACCTTATGCCGGTGCAATTCGTCAGCTTCCAATTACGGCAGCTTACGGTACAGCAATCTACAACGGTGACATGGTTAAATTAGTCGTTGGTGGCACTATCGAAAAATCAGCAATTGGCGCAAACGTTACAGCACAACCAACTTTGGGCGTGTTTGTAGGTTGCCAATATGTAAACAGCACAGGTCAAATTGTGCAGGCTCAATACTATCCAACTGGTGTTAATAGCGCTATTGGTTACATTGTGCTAGACCCACAAGCTGCGTTTAAAGCCGCAGTTACTACTTCTGGCAATACAAGCGTTGTTACTTCTGTAACACGTGCAGTTGTTGGTACAAACATGGAAATCGCTACTGGCACAGGTAACAACGCCACAGGTAATTCAGGTTTGTCAGTAGTATCAGGTTCCGCTGCTAACACAGCGATTCTTCCAGTCCGCGTAGTCGACGTTGTTCCTGAGACAGCACTTAACGCAACTAACTTCACTGAAGTTATCGTTAAAATGAATCAGCCACAACTCGAAGTTACGACCGGTAACAACGCATCTTAATAGGAGCTACTTAAATGGCTATTTCACGCGCACAACTACTTAAAGAGTTGCTCCCAGGCTTAAACGCTTTGTTCGGACTAGAATATAAGCGTTACGGCGAAGAGCACAAAGAAATCTACGAAACAGAGAAATCTGAGCGTTCATTCGAAGAAGAGACCAAACTTTCTGGTTTCTCAGCTGCCCCAGTTAAAAACGAAGGTGCTGCGATTGCTTATGACAACGCACAAGAAGCTTTTACAGCTCGCTACAACCACGAAACTATCGCCTTAGGTTTCTCAATCACTGAAGAAGCGATTGAAGATAACTTGTACGACAGCCTATCTGGCCGTTATACAAAGGCTTTGGCTCGCGCTATGGCGTACACAAAGCAAGTTAAAGCTGCTTCTGTGTTGAACAACGGCTTCAACTCTGCCTTTGCTGGTGGTGATGGTCAACCTTTGTTCTCTACAGCTCACCCACTAGTTTCTGGTGGCACAAACAGCAACCGTCCTACAACTGGCGCTGACTTGAACGAAACATCATTGGAAAATGCTGTTATTCAAATCGCTGCTTGGACAGACGAACGCGGTTTGTTGATTGCTGCACAGCCACGCAAGTTAGTCATCCCACCATCATTGCAATTCGTTGCAACACGCTTGTTGGAAACTAATCTACGTGTTGGTACAGCTGATAACGACATCAACGCTATCAAGAACAACGGTTCAATCCCAGAAGGTTACGCAATTAACCACTATTTGACCGATAACAATGCATGGTTCTTAACTACTGATGTACCTAACGGTATGAAGCATTTTGAACGTATGCCTTTGAGCAACTCTATGGACGGTGATTTCGACACAGGTAACGTACGTTACAAGTCTCGTGAGCGTTATTCATTTGGTTTCTCAGACCCATTAGGTATGTTTGGTTCACCAGGCGCTTAATGTGCTAAAAGAAAAAGGCAGCTTCGGCTGTCTTTTTTGTTGCTTTTTATTTTATTTATAGTAATATTAGTTAAACCGGGGATGACCGGCTTATTAGACTGCCCCGGCAGACGCATACAAGACTAATAAGCTTAACTCTGTATGGAGAAATTTATTATGGCACGTACTACTTTTTCAGGCCCAGTGCGGTCTGGTTATCAAGGCGGAGACGCAAGCTCACAACAACCTTTAACACCTATCACTATTAACACTGGTAATGTAATTCCAGCTAATTCTGGTACGGCAACTTCTGGCTTCTATGCTCGTGTAATGCCAACCACAGGTTTTGGTTCAAGCGATTACGCAACTCCTGGCGAAGCTTTTTC